GTCGGGCTGGTCGCCCCCGTCCCGGCCGACGACCCCAATCGCGAGACCCAGTGGATCCGCCGCGCCCCCGCCGCCGCGATCCCGATCCTCACCGAGCTCGAGATCGTCGGCGCCCGGGCGCCGGCCACCTGAACCGATGACCACGCCGAACGGCGGGGTGATTCCGACGGAATCACCCCGCCGGCGACGCGCAGTCCCTCACACCAACCACCGTAGGAGAGGCAGGTGATCCCATGGCTCTCCCTCGCACAGTCCGAAGCGGCCCCACCAGCGCCCTGGCTCGACTCCCTCGGCCCGTTCGTGGCCTTCGGTGGGCTGGCCCTCCTCGTCATCTGGTGGCAGCAACGCCAGATCCTCGAGGAGCGCAAGGCCAGCCGCGAGCAGACAGACCGCCTGATCGAGATGGCCGAGCGGCACCTCCCGCTACTCGAGACCACCAACCACGCCCTCGAGGAGAACAGGCGCGCCCTCGACGACGCACGACGGTCGATCGACCGCCAACGACGGGCGACGTCGTGAACCGCATCGCCAACCTGCGAGCGGCGGCAGTCGAGCTCGTGTGGGGCGCGACGACTCGCGCTCGTCGCGCCGAAGCGGCCTCGGCCCTCGACCAGATCGACCAGGCGAGCGCTCGAGCGGTCGCTGCTGCAGAGCGCGTCGTCTACCGGCCGCGCCCAGAGCCCACGGAGACCCCATGACCCACCCAGCCACCAACCCGGAACCGGTGAGCGCAGAGCTCACCGTCCTCCAAGGGATCCGCGACGACTTCGCCCGGCTCACCGCCGTCGTCGTCGCCGAGCGCAAGGGCCGACGCTCCTCGACCACCCTCGCCGTCGTCTGCCTCGCAGCACTCCTCGCCGCCTCGACCCTGTGGGGCCTCGACGCCCGCCGCGAGGCCTCGATCACCTGCGCCCAGCGCACCGAGTCCCGCATCGAGATCCGCGCCGCGATCGAAGCCGGCGTCGACGAGGTCGCCGACTTCGGCCAGCTTGCCCCCGACCGCCGCAACGTGCTCACCGCTCGAGTCGAACAGCGCATCCTCGACGAGCTCCCACCACCGACCTGCTGACGCGCATCATCACCACGTTCGAGCGCAGCCCCCGGCCCTACCCAGGCCGGGGGCTTCGTCGCGTCACAGGCCCGGCGCCGAGGTGCGCCGAGGACGGGAGTCGGCGGGGTGGATCTGGAGCCTCAGCCCTTCCGCAGATCGCGCCAGCACGACTCGCAGTAGGTCCTGTTCTTGAACGCAAAGCGCTTCGACGACTGGCCTCTGCCGATGCGGATGCGGCACATCGCGCACTTCTTGCTGGAGAGCGTGCCGCGCTTCGAGTGCTCGATCTTCGGTGCCCTCTCCTGCGCCGGCGGAGACGACCTCGAGCCGCTGTGCACCTCGTTGTGGTGCCGTCGAGCATCCTCGTCGCTGGTCGGCTGGTACGTGCACCTTGTGCACCTCGGTTGCGCCATGGCGCTTGCTCCCGCCTCATCTGTGGCCGCTCCACCCGCGGCACCCTCACGGGCCGCAAGGTAGCGCCCTAGAACAGCGGCTGCTCGGCCCGCACGGCGCCGAGCGAGCGCACCGCGCAGCGGGCATCGTCATCGCAGAAGGCCGTGTAGATCGCTGTGGTCGTCGGCGATGAGTGGCCGAGCAGGCCCTGCACCGTCCGCAGGTTCTTCGAGGCATTCAAGGTGCGGGTCCCGAACCAGTGCCGGAACTGGTGCAGCGTGGCGTCGACCCCGATCCCGTGCAGGTACACGCTGCCAGCGCGCGAGAGAGCGGCTGGTGTCCACGGCCCCCCGGAAGGCCGGGTGAAGATCGGCCGGTTGACCCGAGGCATCGGCCACGAGCGGAGCTCCTCGAGCACGATGGGCGACATTGGCACCATCCGCTCCTTCGCGCCCTTGCCGGTGACGTGGAGCAGCTCCTGGTCGAAGAGCACGTCGTCGCGCGACAGCACCGCCATCTCGCCGACGCGCATGCCGGCGTAGGCAGCCAGGATCACCCACCGCCGCTCCATCGGTGGAGCGAGCGCGATCGCCATCGCGAGATCCGCGTCCGACACGGGACGCGGCAGCGTCCTCCGCAGCTTCGGTCGCACGATCCTCTGCGTCGGATCGACGTCGAGCCGCTCCTCGAGCACCGCCCACGCGTAGAAGCAGTGCAGCGCCGAGATCCAGGTGTAGCGCGTGCGAGCACCGATCTCCTTGCCATCGAGGAAGCGCTCGAGATCCTCCCGGCCCGCCGTGCCCAGGCCGAGCTCACGAGCCTCGCACCACCGCGCCCAGCCCCGCACCATCGTCATCCGCCGCACGATCGTCGACGCCATCAACCCCCGCCGCTCCTGATCCAACCGCCATCCCGCCAGCAGCTCGCCCGCTTCGCTCATCCGCAACTCCACCGTGATGAAGGGCCCAGCCGAATCCGGGCCACTGAAGCGAGGCAGTGTGGCCCGTCAGCACCAGCGATCAGGCGTCGCCCTCGCCCCTCACCAGGCGAAGCGCCGGCCCTGCCGCAGCCGGAAGCGGCTCGCTCTCGGCACCCGTCGTGACCTCGTCGAACGACGCGATGCATCTACTTCTGAACAGCTCCTCCGGATCTCGGAAGAACACGGCGGGCTCGAGGTCGTAGTGCTCGGCGATCAACGCCAGCTCGTCGACCGTCATCTTCCGCGTCCCCCGGAGCATCTTGCTGACCGCGCTCTGGTTGATGAAGAGGACGCCAGCAAGGTCTTCCTGGTCCTCGCCGCGCATGGCCATGAGGCCCTTGATGATCGTAGCGATGCGGACCTGGGTCGGCCGATCGTCGGTCGATGAGTGGGCAAGGAAGACCTGCGACATGTCGAAACCGTACGGTCTGCAATAAAATCTCGCAAGGGAATCACGCGATCGGCCTTGACAAGTTCAAAATCGACTGCGACAGTTCGTGCCCATGGAACCCGCAGTCCCCTCACCGACCAGGCGGCTTGCCGATCTGCTCCTGGGCGACGCCGGGCCCCTCGAGAAGTTCGTGCAGGAACGCCGGGACGCCGACCCCAAGGTCTCGTGGCGCCGGATCGCTATCGAGCTGCGTGAAGCGACGTCGCGAGACGGAGTCGAGGGTGTCGACCTGACCGACCAGACCCTCCGGACCTGGTTCCAGGATGCTCCTGCTGAGGCGTCGTCGTGATCGCTCGTGGTGAACGGGAAGCGCTGCCGGGTGAGGTGTGCGAGTGCGGTCGGCCAGCCGTGCTGGTGTTCGTGACCGAGCGCCATGGCGATGTGGCGTGGTGCGGCGTGTCCGACGGTGGGGGCCAGGCGTTGGCTCTACTGGTGCGGGCGTCGTGATGGTCTCCACGGCTGCTGCGGTTCCGCCGCCGCTCGGTCGTGGTCGGGGGCCGGCGCGGGGATCCGCCGCTCTGCGCCGCCCCCTCGTTCTCGGTGACGTGTTGCTCGCGCTGGCGGGCGTCGGCGTGGTCGCAGCTGTGAGGCAATGGCGGTATGAACGGTCGCCGGCCGTCGTTGAGCTTCGAGCCATGCGTCGTGAGCTCCGCGAGACGTACTCCAACCTTCCGTGGCTTCAGCCGTGACGGGCTTCGAGGGACTCGAGGCGCGCTGCCAGGTGCGCAAGGGCCATGCCCATGTGCGGCATGAGGTGCGCGATGTGCTCGATGAGGTAGCCGGTCTCCGCGGGCGTGAGCGGCTGGTCAGGTTCGTGGGTCTCGAGCATCACGGCGATTGCGCTGTGGTGCTTCACCATGCGTGTGAAGGTCTGGGCGAACCACTGGGGGGTGAGCTCGATGGCCTCGATGGCGCGTCCGTACGCGTCGTCCGGGTGGCTGGGAGTGGGCATTCGGGTGCCTTCCTGGTCGGGCCGGCACCGGGCGGTAACCCGGTGTCGGCAAGTTCTGTTGTTCGTCGAACGCTATGCGCCGCCTCTGACATCGAGGCTGGGTCGTGGCGTCGTGGTCGGGGGCCGGCGCGGGGATCCGCCGCTTCGTGCCGGTCCCTGGTTCTCTCCGACCGCGTGGTCCCTCCCGCGCGTTGGTCGGGGAGCCGTTGCGGCCTTGGTGGCTCGGTCGCAGCGGCTGGTGGTCGACGTCGGGGCTCCCGCCTCCCCGGCGTCGGCCACCGTGATCTCGCGGCTGGTGGTGTGCGCTGATGGGGTGGGAGCGGTGGGCCGACGAGGCCGGTGACGGCCAGTTCCACGAGGGCTACCTGATCGGGGTCGAGCGCGTCACGACCACCGATCGCTTGGGGTGCGTGGTGAGCACGAACGAGTGGCGCGAGGTTGGCGCCGACTTCGACCACGAGAGCGATGACCCGGCCCAGCGCCAGCGCAGGCCGGTGCATCACGTCCAGGTGGTGTGCGGGTGCGGGTGGCGGTCGGAGCGGATGCACGCGCCGCTCGGCACCTACTGGGCGCCGTGCACGACGGAGCTGCCGGTCACGTTCGACTTCGAGCAGGCCGCCGATGAGGTGACCTTCCTGATGTGGCGCGCTCACGTCGACGGGCTCGGATCGTTCAGCCTCGGCGAACGTGGCCGTGCGCACCTCGCTGAGCAGTCCGTGGTGGCCCGTTGAGCGCGCTCGTCGACGCTCCGGGTCGCGTGGTCGCCGGTGGCCGGCGCGGCGGGTCCACCCGCTACCGCTGTGTCGGCCGCCGGTGCTTCCTCGGCCCGGCCCGGTAGAGGCGAAGCGATGGTGGTGGGAGGAGCGACCGGTGCGTTCATCGTTGGCGTCGCCGTTGGCATCGGTGCAGCGCTCGTGGCCGGGTTCGCGGCGCGGGCGTTCGTGCGCGAGCTCCGTCGCCGTCGCGTTGCAGCGGTAGGGCACGGTCCGGCCGGAGGGTGGATCCGGTGAGCTCTGTCGAGCGGGGGTGGCTGAACGGTGGCGGCCAACAGCTTCGTGCTGTGGTGTCGGGTCAGGTGCCCTCGGCCTCGCGCCAGGTCCCGAGGGCGGTCGTCCACGTGACGCGCCATCGCGGGAACGCTGGTGGTACGAGCAGGACGTCCATGCTGGCGCTCCCGGTTCGTGGGTCGCGGATGGGTAGGTCGATCCGGTCGAGCGGGGCAGCGGTGTCGAGCTCGATGAGGAAGAGCTGGCCGTACACCTCGCCGGTGATGCGGACCGACAGGGCGGTGTCGGTGCCGTCGTTGGCCATGAACCACCCATCGCTGTCGCGGTCCATGAGCCAGTGCACGTCGTTGCGTTCGATCGTTCGGCGCTCGTTGCGGCGTTCGATGACCAGCACCCATCCGGCGAGCAGGGCGCCGATGGTCGCGACGAGGAGTCCGGTCACCTGCAGTGGCCAGTCGGAGGCGATCACGTCACCGGCCATGGGTGTAGTCCTCGGCGAGCCCCGCCGAGCGGTGGTCGTCTGGGCGATCGGGTCGGGACATGTGCGTGTCCTCCTGGTCGGGCCGGTGTCGAGAGGTGATGGCCTCGGCACCGGCGATCTCGCGGTGGTTGCACGCTACGAGCCAGGCTCGGCCGTCTCGGCGGACCCGGCATGGTGACGCTCGAGGAGTGGACCCGGCGGGTGGTGATGGCGTTGCGTCGGACTCAGGGCTGCGACGCGGCACGTGCGGTGCTGGCGGCGACGTCGTCGGCTGGTCACGATCTCGACGGGTACGACACGACCGAGCTGGTGGCGCAGTGGGTGGCTGAGGCGCTCGATCCTGGCGGTCTTCGCATGCTGGTGGGGGAGCAGGGCCCGGCGCGGTTGCCGGCGTTCTACCGGCTGCATGGTCTCGGCTGCCCGGGCCATTACGGCGAGGACCTGGCCGGCGTGTGCGCGTTGTGCGGTGACGAGCGTGCGGCGGTGACCTCGTGAGCCAGCTCGATCTCGTCGTGCAGAGCGCTGGCCGAGATCTGGCGGGCTCGGCCGGCCGGATGTTCACCGCAGCGTGCGCCGATGACCGGGTGTCGTACCTGAGGGCGGCGAAGGGCGCTGCGGATGCGGTGACCCGAGTGCGTGACCATCGGTCGCCGGAGGCGGCGATCGATCTCGTGGTGGAGGAGATCTGCGCCCGGGCCCGGACGGTCGTGGCGCTGATCGAGGGCGCCGGCACCATGCTCGCACTGGTCGGTCTGCCACCGGAGCTCGCAGAGCGGATGCAGCTGGCGGACGCGGCGATCACCGCGGTGGCCGCCGGCGACGAGAGCGGCGTCCGGTTGCTGGTGGCGCGGGCCGATCGGCCGCTGTCGTTCGGGCTGCAGCTGCTGTTCGACCTGGTGCAGGTTTCGGCGCTTATCCCAGGAGCACGAGCACTGTGAGCGCCTCAGCGAGCGAGCGGTGGCTCGTCGTCGACGAGCGCCGGTTCCCGTCGATCGTGTTCGACACCCGCGTCCTGGCCGACACCCTGATGACCCCGGTGCCGGTCGTTGCCTACGCCGCGGTGGCGTGGCACACGAAGATGCGCCAGTTCCCTGCGCCGGTGCTTGCGGCTGAGGTCGCCGCATACGCCCGCTGCGGTGAGCGCACCGCCCGCGATGGGCTCAGGACCGCACAGGACCTCGGCTACGTGTCGTCGACGCCACGGGCTGGGAAGGCGCCTCTCTACGAGCTCGTCGCCGCACGGGACTTCCCGCTGCCGTTGTGGCCGTCGCCGTGGCGGCACGAGGCCCGAGCCCCTGGACTTCGCACGCCGGCCCCGCAAGCCCAGGGCGAGCACCGGTGGCTGGTCGACGTCGACGTGCACATGAACAGCTACGTCCAGCTCGACTGCCGGGTCCTCGCCGACACGCGCCTCGATGCGCTGTCGGTGGTGCTCCACGCGTCGCTCGGCTGGCATGCGGGGGCGGCGAGCCGCTCCACGTGGCTGTCGCTCGTGTCGCTCGCGGCCTACACCGGGGCGCATCAGGCGACGGTCGCCGACCGTCTCGAGCGGCTCGTCGACGCCGGCTACATCACCCAGCACGCCCGGCCGGGCCGCACGCACCTGTTCACGCTCATCGATCCGCCAGCGCCCGACGAGGGGTCGCCGTGGACCCCGGCAGCAGGTCGCGGGGTCGCGGACCCTGGGCCGCGCGAAACCCCAGAGGCGCCCAGCGCGCGCGAGAACGGCTTCCAGGGGCCTCTCCGCGCGAAACACGGGCCCGGGGGCGACCCTCCGACCCCGGCAGCAGATCGCGGGGTGTTTTCCACAACCCCGGCAGCAGATCGCGGGGACCCCGGCAGCAGATCGCGACGTACTACAAACCCCACCAACCATGTCCCTGGTTCTGGTTCAACGCGGAGTTCCACCGGCAACGGCCGGCCTGGGGATGATGATCGAAGCGGCTCGTCCGACGACCAGGTTTCGCGCGAAACCCCAGGTCATCGCGCGGCCACCGAGCGAGCAACGTTTCGCGCGATTCGCCTCGCCCCGGCCTACGCCGTGCACGTCGCCGACGACCCGACCCTGCTCGAGGACTTCTGCGACCGGATTCGCAACGACATCACCCACCACCGGGACCGGCACCTCATCGACGCCGACTCGGTGATCGACGCCGCCCGCAGCCACCTGCTCGAGCACCTCGCCCGACCCGCGGCCGCTGCACCCCGGGTCATCGACGACGGGACGCCCCGATGAGCCAGCCCGTCACCCAGCGCGCCTCCCGTCGCCCGAGCTCGACGCGCCTGGACCTCGAGATCTCCACCACCAAACCCAACAACCACAGGAGCTGATGCCCCCATGAACAACAACCCCACGCCCACCGCCACCAGCGCGGTGGCCACGCGTCGCGAGGAGCTCTGCACGTTCCTCATCGAGCTGCCCAGCGGCGTCGACGTCGTGGTCGACGCCGCAACCTTCGAGCACCTCCGCTCCGCGACGGCACCCACCAGCTGCATCCTGTCGCCGCTGCAGACCCGGATGATCCTGGCCCGCACCATCGACTTCGGCCGCCGAGTGGTCCACCTCGACAGCCACTCCGAGGCCCTCGAGCTCGCCGAGGCGCTCCTCGCCGCAGGCGACGACGCCACCGTCACCGACGTCCTGCTCGCCAACGAGCTCCGCGACCTCCTCCACGACCTCGTCGGCGATCTCGCCGACGCCCGGAGCTGACCGTGCCCACGATCACCTCCGACCTCACCCCGGTGCAGGCCGACATCCTCGCCGACCTCACCTTCGCCTACGACGACATCGCAGCCACCCCCGCCGCCCGAGCTCTCGCACGCCGCGGGATCCTCGAGACCACCACCGACGACCCGGGCCGCTACCGCCTCACCGTCGACGGCGCCCTCCTCGCCCTCGCCGCGCTCGCCGGCTGGGACATACCCGCCGACTCCGGCGACCCCTACGTCGTCGACCTCTGCGCCCGCAGCGCCCTCGGCACCGCGGAAGCACACGGCGCCCACCCGACCATGGCCCGCACCGTCATCGACCGCCTCCTCACAGATGCCGGGCTCAAGCCGCTCGACCCCAACGCCACCCCGTACCGAGGGGAGTCACGCTGATGGGCGCCGCACGACACCTCGAGCCCGTCGCCGATGCCGTGACGGGCCCGGTCCCGTTCGATGCCGAGCTGCCGATCGACTCGATCGTCCCGGACCCGCACAACATCCGTGGCGACGTCGGCGACATCGGTGGCCTGGTGGCCTCGATCAAGGCGATCGGGATCCAGCAGCCGGTCGGTGTCGCCGCGCTCGAACGCAAGGCTCGAGGCCGGCAGCGCTACGCCCTGATCTGGGGTCACCGCCGCTACGCCGCCGCGAAGAAGGCCGGGCTCACGGTCGTGCCAGCGATGGTCCGCCACGGCCTCGACGACGTCGCCCGCCTCGAAGCCCAGATCACCGAGAACCTGCAGCGCCAGGACTTGTCGATCATGGAGGAGGCCCGAGCGTTCGCCCGTCTCGCCGAGCACGGCCGCTCGCAGCGAGCGATCTGCCAGCTGGTCGACCGGTCCCAGGCTCACGTCTCCAAGCGGCTCTCGCTGCTCGCCCTCGACCCGCCAGACCAGCAGGCGCTCGACGCCGGCAAGATCACCATCGCCGAAGCGCTCGAGCTCACCCGTCTCGCCGACCACCCCGACGCGTACCGCCGGGCCCGGAAGGCCTGCGGTGACGAGCGCCTGTTTCGCACCGTCATCCGCGACGCCCTCGACGAGCTGAGGTGGGCACCAGCGCGCGAGCTCGCCCTCGAGAACCTGCCCGCGGGCACCACGATCGTGGAGTGGCCCCGCGACTGGTGGGCCGCCAAGTTCAAGGCGACCATCGACAACCAGCGCGTGCTCGACGAGCGGGGCGATGCCCGGTTCGGGCCCGCCAACACGGCCGTGCTCCGCTCGCACATGCTCGCGGACTGGTCGATCCACAGCTGCGATCGCCACGCCGCGGTGACGATCGCGCCCAGCGGCGACGTCATCTTGGTCTGCACCGACCCCAAGTCCCACGACAAGGCCTCGACCAAGGTCCGCAAGAGCCGGGCCGAGGCCAATGCCGAACGTCAGCGCGTGGCCAAGCGCGCCGCGGACCGGCAGCGTGACCGGCGCACCAGCGAGCTGCTCGATCCCGACTCCGGGCCCGGCCAGGCGTTCGCCGCGACGATCGCCGAGCTCGTGGCCGCTGCGCCGCCCAACAGCCCGACCCGGATGCTGCTCGAGGTGTTCGTCGCCGACAGCTACGGACGGAACCTGCGCCCGGTCGCGAAGCGTCTCGGCATCACGCCGGTCGACCTTCCCTACGGCCAGAAGGACTTCACCGCCGGCGCCGACAACTGGGTCGCGCTCGGCGCAACAGACGAGGACCGCTTCACCCGGCGCGTCACCGTCGCGATCGCCCGGGCCATGGTCGAGATCGCCGACGCGCTCCGCAACGGCTGGACGCCCCCGGCAGGCACCGTGGCGCTCTACCGGCTCCTCGCCTACCACTCGTCCGTCCCGCTCGGCGCTGACGACTTCGCCGGGATCCCCGAACAGGCCGCCGTGACGATCGATCAGTACCTCACCCTCGACCGCATCTCCGGTCGGCACGCCGGGACCGAGCGATGAGCCGTCGAGCCGAGCTGCGCCGCCAGGCCCGAGCTGCGAGCCGGCCCCCGCTGCCGCCCACCACCCCTGACCACATGGTCGCCGTGGTCCCCGGGTGGTGCCTGAGCGCCGACGACCTGCCCGCCACCCGGCAAGCCACCCACGACATCCTCATCCAGCTCGCCGGCGACCAACGCTGCAGCGGTGTCAGCTGGCGCACCCTCGACGGCCCCACCGCCGTCGCAGCCATCACCGACATGGGCTCATCGGGCAGCGCCGAGTGGCGCCGCCACTGCGAGACCATCGGCCAGATGCTCATCGAGCGCGGCGGCTACCTCGTGCTCGCCACCGCCGACGGGAACCCCAACCTCGAGGGGGAGACCTGATGGGACGGCCCCGCGCCCGTGACTGGTCCGACGAGGACCTCCACCAGGCCGCCCAACGGGTAGCCGGCGGCGACCAGTCGGTCCGCCAAGCCGCAGCAGCAGCGGGCGTGTCGATCGGCACGCTCCGCAACTACCTCGCCGCCCACCCCGAGCTCCGCACCGTCCCCGCGGCCGCCGTCGCCCGGGAGGTCCTCGTGAAGCTCTGCCGAGGCGTCGACCTCGCGCTGCTCACACCGACCGGCACCGACACCGATGCCGTCCAACGCGCCTACGACGACCTCGTCGACCGCATCGAGAACGGCACCTTCCCATGAAGCGCCGACCTCGCGTCACCATCCCGAACAACCACACAGCGATCGTCGAACTGCAGCCGCCCGAACCCGAGCTGCTGCAGATCGACCTCGATGACGATGAGCTCGACCTCATCCTCGAAGGACTCGCCCACCTCGCTGCCAGCTCGAACCTGCACCTGGTGGCCGATGTCGACGTCCTCGACGCCTGGCTCCGCTACCAGCACGCCCGACAACGCCGAGCCCGCCTCACCGATTCCGCCGGAATCACCGGCCACGGAGCGACCCACCCATGACCCGCCGCGCCCACGACTACGGCCTCGAAGGCCCGATGCGCGACATCCTCGGCGACCCCGAGGTCCTCGCCCGGCTCGTCACCGAGACGCTCGCCATCTTGGCCAAGCGCGGCGCTGGCAAGTCCAACGCCGCAGTGGTGTTCGCCGAGCTGATGTTCGACGGCGGGTTCCCCTGGGTGGCGATCGATCCGAAGGGCGACTGGTGGGGGATCCGATCAGCCGCCGACGGCAAGAGTCCCGGCCTACCCATCGCAGTCTTCGGCGGCGAGCACGGCGACCTGCCCCTCGAGCCCACCGCTGGCGAGCTGCTCGCCCGGCTCGTGATCGAGCGCAACATGACCTGCGTCCTCGACGTCTCCGGGTTCTCCAAGGCAGAGCAGATCCGCTTCGTCACCGACTTCGCCGAGACCCTGTTCAAGCTGATCCGCCGCGACCCTCGGGCCCTGCACCTCATCCTCGAGGAAGCCGAGGAGTTCCTGCCCCAGCGCGTCGATGCCCGCGCTGCACGGATGGTCGGCGCCTACTCGAAGATCGCGAAGCAGGGCCGGGCGTTCGGGCTCGGCGTCACGCTCGTCAGCCAGCGATCAGCCAGCCTGAACAAGGACGCGCTCTCCCAGACCGACACGCTGGTCCTGTTCCGCACGCCTTCGCCGCACGACCGGAAGGCCGTCGTCGCATGGGCCGAGCACGACACCGAGGCCGCCGAGGTGGCCGCCACCCTCGCCGAGCTCCAGCCCGGCGAGTCCTGGATCGTGTCGCCCGGGTTCCTCCGCAGGGTCGTGCGCGTCCGCTGGCCACGACGGCGCACCTTCGACTCCGGCGCCACCCCCGCCGCCGGCGCCCGCCGACGCGACCCAGTCTCGCTCGCCGACATCGACCTCGCCGAGATCTCCGGGCTCATGGCCGACACCATCGAACGCGCCGCCGGCGACGACCCCAAGGCGCTCCGCCAGCGGATCGCCGAGCTCGAGCACCAGCTGGCCACCCAGCCAGCCCCCGAGCCCACCGTCGAGCGCATCGAGATCCCCGTCGTCAACCTCGGCCTGCTCGACCAGGCCCGCAGCGAGCTCGCTGCCATCGCGTCCGCCATCGGCCAGCTCGACAACCGCCTGGGCGCGGAGATCCTCAACGCGATCGCCGACACCCCGACCGAGCCTCCGCCCCCAACCGCTCGCGCCTCCGCGCCCACTAGCGGCCCCAGCGCCAGCCCCCCGCCAAGGCCGACATCGTCGCTCGGTAGATCCGGCGGCTGGGAGCCCGGCCTCAAGCTCGCCGAGCGCAAGATCCTCACCGTCCTCGCGACCTACGGTCCCATCAGCCGACGACGCCTCGCGCTCCAGGCCGGCTACTCCGCGAAGGGCGGCGGGTTCGGCAACGCCCTGTCCAGGCTCCGCACCGCCGGACTGATCGCCAGCGGTGACCCCATAGAGCTCACCGCTGCGGGCGTCACCGCGGTCCCCACCAACCTGCCCGAGCTTCCTACCGGCCAAGCGCTCGTCGACCACTGGATCTCCCAGCTCACCAAGGCCCCCGGCCTGATCCTGCGAGCCCTCGTCGACGCCCACCCCCGCGCTCTCACCAAGCACGAGCTCGCGGAGCTCACCGGGTACGACCCCGCCGGCGGCGGGTTCGGGAACGCCCTCTCACGACTTCGCACCCTCGACCTGATCGTCGGCGAACGAGGCCAACCCCTCGCCCCAGCACCCGACCTCATCGCCGCGATCACCGGAGCACCCCGATGACCTACGACCTGAGCCTCACCTGCCCCTGGTGCGACAAGCGCAACGAGCTCGTCTCCGAGGTCCGGGGCAACCAGCGCAGCATGCCCACTCCAGGATCGGTGTCGATCTGCTGGGGCTGCCACCGGCCCGCCCTGTTCACCCCCGATGCTGCCGGCGACCTCACCCTCACGCAGCCCAGCACCGACGAGCTCGCCGAGCTCCTCGCGCAGCCCCACATCGCCGAAGCGATCGCCGCGCTCGAACTGGCCGCCGCGATGATCGACCTCGGACAGCCCTGATGACCTCCCAGCGCCGCTACGACGGGCCCGTCCCGCGCAGCACCGGCATCTGCCCGATGCTCCGACACCAGCTCGACCTCGCCGACACCACCCCCGGCGCCCTCGAACCCGGTCAGCCCACCCGCGCGACCACCCGCCAGGCCCTCCACCTCCACGGATGGATCACCCGCCGCGACACCCCGCCCGCTCAGCTGCGCACCCTCACCTGGGCCGCGCTCACGTTCCACCGCTAGGAGCCCATCCGAGATGCCCAACGACGAGTACCAGCCGATCGCCGGCGACGAGAACATCCTCGAGCTCCGCCTCGCCATCGGTGGCATCGGCCAACAGCACCTCCACGTCGACGACGTCACCACGTTCGCCGCCGAGGTCTTCACCGCCGACGGCACCGACCACCAGATCGCGATCATCCTCGAGACCGCCGGCCGCTACAACCGCACCGACCAACGCGGCGACGCCAAGCTCATCTGCTCCCTCGAAGCCGCCGTCTCCATCCTCGAGAACCTCGGCCACACCATCCGCCAAGCGATCGCCGCCGGCGCCACCCTCGACGGCCGCCGCTGCCGCACCTGCGGCTGCACCACGCTCACCGCGTGCGCCGGAGGCTGCACCTGGGCACCCCCGCACCCCGACGGCGGCGACCTCTGCAGCAGCTGCGCCGCGGCCCTCGGCCTCCCCACCGAGCCATGACCACCGCCCCCACCGTCGTGGCCGCCATCACCGACCTGTCCGAGCTGCCCGACCAGCCCGGCATCTGGGTCGCCCGCGGCGACTGGCGCGGCGCGTATGTCGCCCGCCTCGACGACCACCGTTGGGTCGGCGTCACCGCCTTCATCTTCACGTACGCCGTCGTCTGGGGCTGGATCGGCGACCCCCACGCCGTCCACGAGGAGCGCTGGTGCTACCCGACCCCCGGCCAAGCCTTCGCCGCCGCAGCCACCTGGGACGGCACCGGCGACCCCGCAGACGGATGGCTCCGCCACTTCCCCTCTGGCCGCCGGCGGACCAACGGAGACCCGACCACCGAACGGACCGAACCATGAACAACGCCATCGCCCACCCCGCCGGCATGTGCCCCGCCTGCGGCAACCGGACCCTCACCGTCCAAGCCGCCCACTTCACGCTCCGCTGCACCGACCCCGGCTGCCCCCGACCCACCCTCCTCGCCGAACTCCTCGAGCAACCCGACCTCCACCGCCACATCGTCGACCTGCTCCCGGAACGGTTCCACACCCAGCACCCCGTCACCTGCCGCATCGACGGCCTCACCGCATGCCCCGTCGACGGCTTCATCAGCGCCCTCGACGCCCCACCCGCCCCGCTCGGCCGCTACTACGCCGACCTCACCACCGACGACGTCCTCACCCTCCAGCACGTCCGCGGCGGCGCACCGATCACCGTGCGAGACAACACCTGATGGCCACCAAGATCGAGTGGACCGACGAGACCTGGAACCCGATCATCGGGTGCTCGAAGGTCTCCGAGGGCTGCGACCACTGCTACGCGATCGGCACCGTGCACCGCGGCCTCGTGGTCCAGCACCGCGGCGTGACCGTCCACACCCCCGGAGCCGGCACCGACTGGACCGGCGACATCAACCTCGCGCCCGAGGCCAGGCTCCTCGAGCCGCTCCGGAAGGCGACCCCGACCCGCTACTTCGTCAACTCGCTGTCGGACCTCTTCCACCCGAACCTGGCCGTCGAGGACCTGGCCCGCGTGTTCGCCGTCATGGCGCTCACCCCGAAGCACACCTACCAGGTCCTCACGAAGCGCCCCCAGCGGATGGCGGCGCTCATGGCGTCCGAGCAGCTCATCGTCCAGGTGTGCTCGGAGATCCTGGCGATGCCCGGCGTCACGCGCGAGCAGCGCGACGCCGCCTGGCACTGGCCGCTCCGCAACGTGTGGCTGGGCACCTCGGTCGAGCTCGACAAGTACTCGTGGCGCGCCGACCACCTCCGAGCCACCCCCGCCGCCGTGCGGTTCATCTCGGCCGAGCCGCTCCTCGGCCCGCTCCCGTCGCTCGACCTGACCGGCATCGACTGGCTGATCGTCGGCGGTGAATCCGGGCCCGGCGCCCGCCCCATGCACCCCGCCTGGGTGCGCGACCTGCGCGACCGGTGCACGCCGCCCTCGCCCTCCGAGGACTGCCCGGTGGCACCCGAGGACGATCCCGGGCACTGTGGCCACTGGTACGACTGCGAGCCCTGCCACCGCTGCGGGGACGACACCCGAGACCCCGGCTGCGACTGCGACACCTGCCTGGCTGCGCGCCCGCCGGCGTTCTTCTTCAAGCAGTGGGGGTCGTGGCTGCCGTTCGAGCCCGATGCCCAGCCGCCGTTCTGGAACGGCCAGCACCCCGACCACCAGCTCGTCGACGGCCACACCTTCCCGGCAGAGCTCACGACCGGCGACGAGCCCGCTCCGGTCGGCTGGTCCTACGCCGAGGACCCGACCGGTGATCCGGTCGTGTGGCGCCGCTTACCGAAGGCCGAGACCGGACGCACCCTCGACGGCCGCACGTGGGACGAGCTCCCCGGGGCACCACGGTGAACGCGACCACGCACTCATCCGCCGGCGGCGTCGCTGTCGAGCTGGATGCGGTAGCGACCTCCGCCCATGTCGCCGGCGGCGTCAACGGTGAAGCGGCTCGCGTTGGGCGGCACTGCGACCTCCCAAGTGACCGCGAGCTCGTACACGTGGAGCCCGCCAGCGCGATATCCGCCCGGGCCGTAGTTCGTGCCGATGTCGTCGCTGGCCGCCCACAGGTTGAGCGCCTGGTGCTCGATGGCGTTCGTAGGCGGCCGGGGGGCCATGACCTTGTCGATCTCGAGACCCGAGGCGCATGCGTAGAGCGTGGTGCGGGTGTCGAAGAGGGCCAACGCGATCAGGTTCAGCTGCGACGCGATCGCCGAGGGAGGCAGAGCGAACGCGATGGCGAGCGGGATCACTCGCTGGATCTTGAGACTCGCGGATACGGCCAGCTCCTCGAAGAGCTCGTCGTCGGACCGTCCACCGTCGCCCATCATCGGCCGCCCTCCTCGCCGCGAAACGCCCAGGTCACGCCCGAGCATAAGTGGAGTTATGTGCGGCAGGCGGTCCGCCCATGACGATCGACATCACGGGGCTCGACCCCGCCGAGGTCCTCCTGGCCCTGGTGCGCGGCACCACCGCACGCGGGCTCGGCGTCCTGCAGGAGAGGCCGGGAGGCCTCCAGCTCGAGGACGCCCGCACCATCCTCGAGCACCACCAGGCACACCTCGCCGGTCGCTTCGACTACCTGATGGGCCGGCCGCTCAAGATCGACCTCCCCGCCGGCGCCACCAGCATCGACGCCACGCTCTACGACCGCGACGTCACGGTGTCCGCCGCGCAGTCGATCGCCGAGCTGCGCGAGCGCACCCACGATCCTCTCGACGTCGACGAGGACGACCGCCTCGAGGAGTGCACCTTCTGCCGTGGTGACGGCGTCACCGACTGCGACGACCCGATCCAGTGCCTCGACCCAGCCTGCACCGGCACTAGCTGCACCTGCAGGGCCTGCGACGGGCGCGGCTACGACCAGAGGATCTGGTGATGGCCAACGCGACCCATGCCCTCGAGACCGCCGCACGCGCCTCGGCCGCCAAGCGCCTGTCCGCGCTGCGCAGCCAGGCACGCCGTCGACCATGGAACGGACACGGGATCCCGGCCCGACCCGAGCGGATGTCGGCGCTCACCGAGCCCGGGCGACCGACCAGCGTGATGCTCTCGTTCGACCAGGGCACCCACGCGTCGGGATGGTGGCGCAACAGCGAGTACGACAGCTGCTTCCACCTGTCGATCACCCACCTCGCCGATGACGGTCGATCGCTCGAGTGCCCGACCGATGCCGAAGTCCGCGCCTGGGCCCGCGCAGCGTTCCCGCAGCACTACGCGTGGACCTGGACCGAACCCCCCCTCGAGCTCGGCCACGCCGTCCAGTCGACTGAGCGCTGCGGCGTCGAGCGCCTGCCTCACGTCGCGCACGTCCGGCTCTTCACCGACCGCGCTGGCATCCCGATCTTCCCGCGAGGCGAGGTCTACGACCTGGTGCCCTATCCGGACGGCTCGAGCCCGGCGAAGGTCTTCCGCTGATGGCCATCGAGGTGCACGAGCTGTCGATCGTCCTCGTCGACAACGAGATGCATCCGGGCGTGGCCGTGTGCTCCTGCGGCTCGTGGGAGCAACCGGTCGCGTCGAGCGACGAGGCCGAGGAGAGGTTCGAGCTGCACTGCGACGCCGTGTTCGCCGAGCGCTGTGAGGAGACCGGTGGGTGGTGGGCGTGAAGCGGTTCCGTTCGATCAACGTGGGCGACCACCTGGTGGCGCTCCACCTCGACGGGCGCGCGTCGCACGTGGTCGTTGACGTGGTGCCCGCCGATCGGCGGGATGACTCGGGCTCGCTGGCCACGAGCACGCGCCGGGGGAGCAGCCCACGCCTGGGTTCGGATCGCACCAGAGCATCCGCCTACGCCGTGGCCGACCTCGATGCTGCACTGGCCGGCCCACATGGCCGACGTCGCCTGCAGGTGCCACCTCTTCGTCCTCGCCGCCGAAGCTGCGGAAGCACTCGCCTGGGGCGCAGACACCGGGATCCCTCGCCAGCGATGGACCTACATCGCCGGACCCGCCACGATCGAAGGCCGGGCGATCACCACCCACCAGGTGGTGCACGTGCCCGGATGGTCTCGACGACGCAACGCCGAGCAGCTCGAGCAGCTCCTCGCTCGCAGCCTGGCACGCACGGACACCCGCTATGGGTGCGCCTCGCAGCCTCCCTGCGGCATCGAGCTCATCCGGCGCGCCGAGCTCGGCTCGACCGGCGGAGGCCCGTCGTGACCGAGACCCCACATCTCCTGGGCCCGATGTGGCGCTGGCAGACCCAGCTCGTGCTCAGCGACCCCGCCACCGACACGATGGGGGACTGCTGGCGCACCTGCATCGCCGCCCTCCTCGCCGTGCGCGCATCGACGATCCCGCACTTCGTCCAGGACCACGAGACCATGCACGACGTCGAGGTGGCCACCAGCGCCTGGCTGAGGGCACGAGGCCTCGAGCTGCAGTGGACCAGCCCGTTCGAGCTCGAGGGGTCGACCGCTCTCACCATGCTCACCGGCACCTCGCCGCGCGCCGTGCGCCACCCCGTCGTCGGGCGCGGCAACCAGGTGGCCTTCGACCCCCACCCCACCCGCGCCGGGCTGGCCTCCACCACCGGCGCCTACCTGATCATCCCGCTCGACCCCGCCACCGTGAGGCCCCGGTGAGCACGCGCCGCCGACCCGGCCGGCTCATGTCCGTCGCGCTCACCATCGACCAGGTCCGAGCCGGGACGAAGACGGTGACGCGCCGGCTCGGATGGAGGTACCTCAAGCCCGGCGACCGACTCCAGCTGTGCGAGAAGGTCCGCGGCCGCCGAGCCGGCGAGCAGCTCGTACGGCTCCGAGACGTCGTCGTGGTCGCCGTGGACATCGTCCGTCTCGACTCGATCGACCAGGCCGACGTCGTCGCCGAGGGCTTCCCGAGCTGGACGCCGCACGAGTTCATCGAGTTCTTCTGCCGCACACATCCGCCTGCGAACGAGACCACCGAGGTGACGCGCATCGAGTGGCGCTACGTCACGACCGAAGACGGAACGCACCGATGAGCACCGACCGGCCTCAAGCGGCCGTGCTCACGTGCCCCCTGTGCGGCCGAACGATGCGCTGCTACGGCCGCCACTTCGTGCTCGAGCACGGCGAGGAGCCAGGCCAGCCGATCTCCCCGACGCGCGTCGCCGTGGCGATCGCCTGCGCAGACCGCGTCATCGTCGAGCGCGCCGCCGACGCCGTCGAGTGCGGCCGCCGCACCGGGCACCTCGATCCTGACGACCGCCTCGCCGTCGCCGTCGAGCTCGCCCGCCGCGGCAACAACCTCACCACGATCGCCGCCTGCGGGCTGAGCGGCGCTGTCGCCCGACGGGTAGCCGAGCTCGTGGCCACCGACACCATCCCCGCCCTCCTGACCCTCGCGGAGCCAACCCCATGATGCAGCTCACCCTCGCCATGCCCGCCTCGCCCGATGAGCTCGCCACCTTCGCCGAGCTCTGCCGCCAGCTCGGCACCCGCACCATCCTCGCCAACTACAACAACCTCTCCGCCAGCGTCGACGCACCAGCGCAACCCCCTGGCGGACCCCTCGCACTCGCACCCGGCCAGCCCGAGTCCGAGCCGGAGGTGGCGCCCGAGTCCGAGCCGGAGGTGGCGCCCGAGTCCGAGCCGGAGGTGGCGCCCGAGTCCGAGCCGGAGGTGGCGCCCGATCCCGAGCCGGAGGTGGCGCCCAAGGAGGAGGGCACGGCTCCGGTGCCGGAGGGCGCGTTCGGCACTCGCCCCGGTTGCGCCCGGGAGTTGCTGCAGTACCTCGTCGCGGTCGGTGGCACCTGGACCCAGTCGGCCACGCAGCTTGCGCTCGACGTCTGGGAGCACTCCCCGAAGACGGCGCTCCTCGAGCTCGGCAAGCTCGAGGACGAAGGCCTCGTCGTGCGGCACCGCAGCACCGGCACCCGCATCGATCGTGTCGATCTCACCCCCGCCGGATGGCGGCGAGCCGGCGCAACCCCACCCACCTCGGCCGACGCACCGGGCGCCGAGCTGGACGAGGGCGACCACGAGGCCGAGGCGCCCCGCACGCACGGCCGGGGGCGGGAGGACGGCCGGTTGGCCGCAGTGCGGGAGGAGCGCCTCGAGGCCGCCGCAGCGGCGCCTTCCGGGCGCGCCTCCTCGACAGCGCAGCCGGGCGGCGGAGCAGCTCCGGCATCGATCGATGCGGGCCCGATGCAGCGCCGGCGCTTCGATCCCGATGAGGCACGCCGCCGCGCTGCGGATGCGCTCTGATCTACCCATGGCCCGCAAGCCCCGCGTGAACCGGCCGCAGCCGCTCGGCACCTGCCCGACGACCGGAAAGCTGCAGTACTCCCGCATCGATGCCGCCGTCGCAGCCGAGTCGCGGCGGCGCCGCAACCAGGACCCTCGTCTCGCCACCTACCGGTGCCCAACGTGCGACCGGTGGCACATCGGCCACGACGTCCGCCCGGAGGGACGCCGCCGGCGGCCACCAACTTGACAGCGCGCGGCAGCGTGGTGGCCATGGCCCACGCCCGAGGCGACGACGTCGACGCCCCGACACCGGACCGTCTCCCCGGTGTCGTCGTGCCAGGCCCCTCGGGCTGGCCAGCGATCGTTGAGCTGTTCCTCGCCGGGAAGAGGGGCAACACTCGCACCGCCTACGCCGGCGACCTCAACCAGTTCACCACCTGGTGCCGCCAGCTCGAGATCGATCCGCTCACCGCAACGCGCGCCGACCTGGCTGCGTTCGTGCTGCTGCTCGAGCAGCGCGGCCGCGCACCGTCGACCATCAGCCGGAAGATCTCCGCGATCGCCGGCGCCTACCGCACGGCGCTCGTCGAGGACGTCATCAGCCGCTCGCCGACGACCTACCTCGAACGGCCCAAGGTCCCCGACGAGACCCCCACGGCGTGCCTCGACCGCCAGGGCCTGCTCGACGTCATCGCAGCCTCACGCGCCCACAGTCCCCTCGCATGGGCGCTCGTGGCCACCCTCGGGCTGAACGGCCTGCGCGTCTCGGAGGTGTGCGGTGCGGACGTCTCGGGCCTGCGGAAGGCGAGCGGGCACCGGGTGCTCAGCGTCACCCGCAAGGGCGGCAAGCCCAGGCTCATTCCCCTCGCGGAGCCCACGCAGTCGGCGATCGACCACTACCTCGCTGGCCGCAAGACCGGCCCGCTGCTGCGTGGCCGCGACGACGGCCGACTCTCGCGCCACGCAGCAGCCCGGATCGTCGCCCGCTGTGGCGTCGACGCCGGGATCGAGGACGACCTCACCCCGCACAGCCTCCGCCACACCTACGTGACGCTGTGCCGACGCGCTGGCGTCCGGCTCCAAGACGTCCAGGAGTCCGCCGACCACGCCGACCCCCGCACGACCCAGCGCTACGACCACGCGCAGCACCGCCTCGACGAAGCGCCCACCTACCGGCTGGCCGACTACCTCGCCGGCCGCATCGGCGATGGGGGAGCGGACCCCCAAGGGCGCCTCTTCTGACATGCGCGCACCAGGACGCGACGACCCCGGCACCCAAGACGACGACGAGCACGCCCGGATCTACCACCCCGACCGCACCCTGGAACCGGCCGCCGCCCTCGACGTCGACGTCGAACCCAGTCCGATCGTGGCGACGCTCCTCGGACCACGCGGCGAGGTCCTCGTCGAGCTGCGCGCCCGCCCGACGATCGCCTTCGGCTTCCAGAAGAATCCTCCCAGAAACTGTTGACGGCGTACTCTCCCTCCTATATATTGACGGTGTCAACTAAAGGAGGTAGAAACCGTATGAACAAGGAGGTCGAGGAGCTGATCTCCACCGTGAAGTCCTGGAAGGGCTGGCGAGTCGAAGATCGGAAGAAGGGCTACTTGGTCTTTCCGCCCGACAAGGCCCACCAGCCGATCCCGATCCATCGGACCCCCTCAGGGCACCGATGGAAGGCCAACACGGTGGCCAAGCTCCGGCGGGCGGGCGGTCCCATCTAGGGGCCGCCCACCCCGGGCCCGTGGCTCTCCGGAGCCACCGGCCCTCGGCCGAACCTCCAACCCCCGACCAGAAGGACCCCGCCCCATGGACTACACCGCCACGATCACGTGGCTCCCCGCCCACACGCCCAGCGCCGACGCGCTCCTCGACCTCGCCGGCGACGACCACGGCACCGTGGTCTCGCAGGAGGGCGACCAGCTGGTCGCCGTCCTCACCGTCGACGGCACGACCCCCACCGACGCTCTCGCCTCGGCGATCGACCACTGCCTCCGCGCCCACCCCGGGACCCTCGCCGCGGCCGAGATCGCCACCACCGCCGAGCACGACCGCCGCCTCGCCCTCGACGCCCGCCCCCAGCTGGTCGGCCTCAGCGAGATCGCCGAGCAGCTCGGCGTCACCCGCCAGCGGGCCAACACGCTGCGCCGCTCGCGCAGCGACTTCCCCGACCCCGCCGCCGAGCTGCGCGCCGGTCCCGTCTGGTTCGCCGCTGACGTCACCCGCTTCGTCGAGACCTGGTCCCGGCGCCCGGGCCGCCCGCCCAGCACCACCACGACCACCTGAGCCTCGAGCACTCAGCCACCGCTCGCACCGGCTCAGCGGCGAGAATGGGACCATGGCCGTAGGGGGAGGGGCAGCGCTCGACACCGACACGCGCCGCCGCGCCCACGGCAAGGCCTCCCAGCTCCGCGCCGACACCACCGAGATCGCCGCGCTGACCGCCGTCTTCCAAGCCACCGGCTACGACCTCATCGCCCGTGCCGCCATCGGCGGGTTCACCGGATACGGGCCAGGCCGAGGCGCCAGCGACGTCGGCCGATCCAGCACACGCTCCGACCCGACCGCCGCCGGCGCCGAAGCCCTCGAGCACCTCCGCGAGCACCCCGAACGCGCCGACCCCGTCGCCCACCACACCGCCGCCTTCCTCGACCACCTCCACCAAGGACTCGAGCAGCTCCGCCTCGCCGAAGCCGCCCGGCAGGCCGCCACACGCGTCCCAGCCCGCGAGCTCGAACCCGGCGAACGACGCGCCCCGGGCTGCGTGAACTGCGAGCGCTTCGAGATCTGGGCCATCGTCGAGAAGGCCGGCCGCTGCGGGCCCTGCTACATGTACCGCCACCGCAACGACCTACGCGACGCCCCAGAGCACGTGGTACTCGCCCGACCCGAGGTCACCGGCAAGCGAGAGCGGATCCGCATCGACCCCACCCAACCCGGAAGCGGCCAGTGACCGACCAAGCCCTCGACCTCGAGAGCCTCCCGACCGATCACGCCGACGTCGTGCTCTCGCCCGGGGACCACGAGCGCCTGGCGCACGTCGTCGTCCCTGCCTCGGCCGTGCTCGAGGCCGCCATCTCGGGCACGCCGGTCACCGCGCTGTGCGGCAAGACCTGGGTCCCCGACCGCGACCCCCGCAAGTTCGCGCCCTGCCAGACCTGCCAGGACCTCCTCGCCGCCATGGTGCTCGAGGCCTACGGCCACCAGCCGCGCAGCTGAGCCGACACGAAGGACGCTCCGCTACGGGCCCGTCACCTCGAGGCAGGCATCGCAGATCCCAACGCCGGGATCGATCGACGGTGGCCACGCCGAGCCGGTGATCGTCCACGGCCCCTGATCGCCGCACGCGGCGTTCCCCTCAGCATCGATCGCATGGAGCGTCGACGCCGGTACCGGTCGCCGATCGGCCGATTCGCCCTGCTGCCCGTAGCGCATCCCGGCTTTCGCCGACACCCACCGCACCTGCTTCGCACCCTGCCGCCACCCCTCAGCCATGGTCCCCATCGTCGCGCGCCCAGCACGCCCCGGCCGGTTACACGGTTACACGCCTGACCTGCAGGTCCGCTCGCGGCTTGACAGCGCCTGCTACGACTGGAGGCAGCTTGAGCGCCGTGCACCTCCCCAGAGGTTGCCGGCGCTCTTTCCGTTCCCGACGGAGGAGGGCTGCCGGTGGACGCAGCCGAGCGAGCGGCCCGCGAGCGCGAGGCCCGGATCGCCAAGTTCCTCCGCAGGCTCCGCGACGACCTGGTCCTGGCCGGCGTCGACCGCAGCCTGGTCGAGACCCTCTCGACTCGGGAGCTGATCGAACGCCACAGCCGGGCCTTCCGCCAGCTGCAGGCCACACCCCCCGGAGGACGATGATGGCCCGACTCTCGAACGCCAAGGTCGTCGAGCTCGCCAAGGCGTACAAGGCGGCCAAGGCCAGGACCCGGCCCACGCCGGCACAGGCCGCCGCCGAGGAGGAGGCGAGCGTGCTCCGAGACGAGCTGCTCGAGCAGCTGCGGATCCGCAAGGTCGAGCAGCTCGAGCTCGACGGGGTGCTCATCACGAGGAAGGCCAAGCGGACCCGGATCTACTCGATCGATCGCCTGCGCGAGCGCCTCAGCAGAAGGCAGCTGGCCATCGTGGTCCCGCCGACGGTCGACGTCGCCGCTCTCGACGCAGCGATGAAGCGAGGCGAGATCTCCGAGGAGCTCGCCGCGGAGTGCCTCGAGCGCACCGACGAGGGCAAGCCGTACATCGACGTCCGCCTGACCAAGCCCGACGAGTGATTCCGGCGGAATCACCCGCCGCTCGCAGCGCCCGTAGGCTCCGGGCGATGGTCCCAGCCCCAGGAGCCGAGCCCACCTTCGACGCCACGCACTTCACCTGCCCGCACTGCGGCGTCGTGGCATCGATGAACTGGCACCGGATGCGCACCGGCAACTCCTCGGAGATCGACGCCCGCATCAAGCGCTCCACCTGCCTGTCATGCTCGACGTCTTCCTACTGGGTCGACGGCGAGCTGGTCTCGCCTCGGGCACGCCTCGGCGAACCCGCCAGCCCGGACCTTCCGGCCGCGCTCCAGGCCACCCACGCCGAAGCCCGAGACATCGCCGCCCGCTCCCCCCGCTCTGCAGCTGCGCTGCTTCGCACCCTCGTCGAGCACCTGGCCGCGGAGCTCGGCTACGGCAACGGCACCCTCTACGAGCGGATCAAGCGCATGTCCGACGACGGCAAGGTCCCCGCCACGGTCGTGCTCGGCATGGATGCGGTGCGATCCGCCGGCAACCAGGCCGTCCACGAGGGCACCCTGCCCGACGTGACCGACAGCGACCTCGACACCGTGCTGCTGCTCTTCGGCATCGTCGAGGACATCGTCGCGGCGGCCATCACCCGCCCCCGCCAGATCCAGGAGCTCACCCGCCGCAACCCCTGAGCACCCGGAGGTGGCCAGTGCCTCGACACCGCGCCGCCACCGTGTGCACAGTCGCTGGCTGCCCACTCGACCAGCCTTGCCCCACCCACGCCCGTCGAGCGTGGGCCAACGCTCGGACCCGCCGCCCGGGCGAGCTGAGCGGCCGCCGGCTGCAAGAGCGCAACCGGCGGATCCTCGAGCGGGATAGCTGGCGCTGCCACGTGTGCGGGCGACCTGGGGCCACCGAGGTCGACCACGTGGTGCCCGTCGCCGAGGGCGGCACCGATGCGGACGCCAACCTGGCTGCCATCCATGCCGGACCGGGCAGCTGTCACGAGGCCAAGACCCGAGCCGAGTCGCTCCGGGGGCGTCGCCGAGGGGGAGGGGGGAGGGGCTCCCCCCGGGCCTGACCTGGAAGACGCTGAGGTGTGGCCCTCGCCATGTGTACGGGTCTGGCGCTCTCGCCCGGCCGGCCGGCAAGGCCGCCGAGGACTACCACTGGAGGCCCGCCATGGGTGGACGTGGACCACTGCCGACCGGCGACGCCGTGCGCCGCAACAAGCCGACCATCCCCACCAGCACGCTGCCAGCATCGGGGCGAGAGGACCCGATTCCCGACCCGCCGGCCGAGTACTTCTTCGGACCAGCCGCTGAGGACTGGTGGGCGTGGGCGTGGCGCACACCCCAGGCGTGCGCGTGGGACGACGGTGCCCTGTTCGTCGTCGCGCGGCGCGCCCAGCTCGAAGACGACGCCTCGGTCCTCGAGAACGTCGACATCGACTTCGACTTCCTCATCGGTGACGAGCCCGGCGAGGCCGCCCGCAACCTCGGGTTCCTCGTCGGGAAGCTGAAGGCGCTCGCCGGCGGGAAGATGGGCGTGCTGCGCGAGATGCGCGAGCTCGACGACCGACTGGGCCTGACCCCTCGCGGTCTCGCCGCCAACCGGTGGAAGATCGTCGACGTCGACGAGAACCAGAAGGGCCCGGCCGCTCCGGGCCCGGGCGCCGGTGGCGGCCGCCGACGCCTCACCGCCGTCTGATGCCCTGGCGGGGGCCCGTCCCGGGCTCGCCGTACCTCGATGACCAGTTCCCGTCGCTGGGCTGGACCATCGTCGAGCAGCTCGACGAGATCTTCTGGTGGATGCCCTGCACCGACGAGCAGGTCCGCAAGATCGTCCGCTGCTACCGGATCGACCCCCACGCCAAGGAGTTCCCGAAGAACTGGCGGTTCTACCGCCGAGCGCAGTTCATGGAGTCCAAGGGCAAGGGCAAGTCGCCCCTCGCCGGGAAGCTGGCGATCGCCGAGCTGTCGCTCGACGTGGTGTTCGACGGCTGGGACGCCAACGGCGAACCCGTCGGCCGACCCCGACTCACCAACCCCGTGCCGTGGATCCAGATCGCAGCGGTGTCGATCGAGCAGACCGACAACACCTACGGGGCGTTGCTCGAGCTGCTCACCGACCACGACGGCCAAGCCGCCGACGCCCTCGGCCTCGACGCCGGCGACACCCGCACCGTCCGCCGAGCGAACCACCGGGCCCGCATCGACAAGGTCACCGCATCGGCCGGCGCCCGCGAGGGCCAGCGCATCACCCACGGCATCATCGACGAGTCCCACCTGTACATCCCCAGCTCCGGCGGGCCCGTGCTGGCCAAGACGCTCCGCCGCAACGCCTCGAAGATGGGCGGCTGGACCCTCGAGACCACCAACGCCTACGACCCCGCCCTCCGATCGGTGGCCCAAGCCACCGACGAGGCCGCGGCCAAGGGAGCCAAGGGGATCTACCAGTACAAGCCGCAGGTCCCCCACGTCGCGTCGATCCACAACCGCCGCGACGTCCGCCGAGCGCTCCGCACCCTCTACGCCGACTGCCCATGGGTCAGCGTCGAGTCGATCCTCGACGAGATCTTCGACCCCGACACCAGCGAAGCCGACGCCCGCCGCTTCTTCCTCAACGAGATCTGGGCCGGCGCCGATGCCGCCTGGGACGAGCCCACATGGACCGCCCGCCGGCACCCCGACGGCCTCGTCCAGCCGCCGCCGGGCACCGCGATCGGCCTCGGATTCGACGGGGCCCGCTACCACGACTCCACGGCCATCATCGGCGTCACGCTCGACGGGTTCCACGAGTTCGTTATCGGGATCTGGGAACGACCCCCCGAGATCGACGACGGCACCTGGGAGGTTCCCAGCTCCGAGGTCGACACCGTCATGCACCAGGCGTTCAGCACCTGGCGCGTCGAGAAGGCCTACTGCGACCCGCCCTACTGGGAGGACGAGGTGGACCGCTGGGCCGGGGAGTGGTCCGCGGTGAAGCGCTGGTACACCGCCCGCACCGAACCCATGGCCAACGCCGTGCGCGTGGTCGACCAGCGCCTCCGGGCCGGGTCCTGCACCCACGATGGCCACCCCATCCTCACTGCGCACCACCTCAACGCGCAGAAGCGCACCACCCAGATCCGCGACGACGAAGGCCGGTTCCTCTGGACCATCCAGAAGAAGGCCCCCAAGTCGCCGTTCAAGATCGACGCCCGCGTCGCCGGAGTGCTCGCCCACGAAGCCGCCGGCGACGCCATCGCGGCGGGCGCCATGAACACCCCGCCCCCCGTGCGAGCACCCCGCCGGATCCGCTGACCACCCACCCCCCGGGGAAGGAGCACACGTGATCGACGACCTCGACGTGCGCGACTCGCCGGCCTGGTGGCTCACGCGCCTCGTCCGCAAGCTGCACAGCCGCCAGCCCCGCCTCCAGCTGCTCCACGACTACCAGACCGGCAACCCGCCGCTGCCCGCCGGCAGCGAGAACATGCGCGACGCCTACCGCAGGTTCCAGCGCAAGGCTCGCACCAACTTCGCCGAGCTCATCGTCGAAGCCCCACGCGAGCGCATGACACCGGTCGGCGTCCGCACCGGCAGCTCTGGGGATCGGGTCGACGACGTCGCCCAGACCATCTGGGATCAGAACGGCCTCGACACCGAGCTGCCCGACACCTTCGAGCACATGCTCGGCCTGGGCGACGGCTACATGATCGTCGGCGGCATCGACGACGCACTCGGCGTCCCGCTCGTCACCAGCGAGGACCCCCGCCAGGTCGTCACCATCCACGACCCCGCCCGCCAACGCCACGTGCGGGCCGGGCTCAAGCTGTTCCACGACCACGACGAAGGCCGCGACCTCGCCTACGTCTACCTCCCAGGTACCGATGGCGCGAAGGCCGAGGTCCACGTCGCCTACCGCGAGATCCGCCGCCGCGCCCGCAACCACCGCATCACGTTCAACTCCTCGAGCTGGACCTGGGACGACGACCTCACCGGTGAGCTCACCCACGACCGGGTCCCCGTCGTGCGGTTCAGGAACCGCCGCGGCATCGGCCAGTTCGAGCACCACACCGACCTCCTCGACCGGATCAACCACATGGTCCTGTCCCGCATGGTCATCGCCGCGATGCAGGCCTACCGCCAGCGCGCCCTCAAGGGCGCACCCACCCACGACGAGAACGGCGAGGAGATCGACTACGAGACGATCTTCTCGGCCGACCCCGGCGCCATCTGGGACCTGCCCGCCGGCGTCGACATCTGGGAGTCGAACCAGACCGACTTCAGCCCCATCCTCAACGCCACCAAGGCAGACGTCGAGTACCTCGCCGCGGTCACCAAGCTCCCGATCGCCCAGTTCATGCCCACCGCCATGCCCCAGTCCGCCGAGGGCGCCACCCTGGCCAAGGAGGGCCTGATCTTCGTCGCCGAGGACCGCATCAAGCGCGCGGATGGCGCCATCCGCGACGTCTTCGAGCTCGCGTTCCTCACGATGGGCGACACCGAACGCGCCAACCGATCCGGCATCCGAGTGCTGTGGCTTCCCCCCGAGCGCCGGTCGCTCGCCGAGCGCGCCGATGCAGCATCGAAGGTCCGCGAGGACATCCCCTGGGAGACCCGCCTCAGCTCCATCTACGGCTACACCCCCGTCGAGATCGCAGCCATGCGCACCCAGCGCGCCCAAGACGCCCTCCTCGCCCCCTCGCCCTCGCCCACCGAGCGCGACACCGACACCTGATGGCACCGGACCCGGTGCTGCTGAACCGCTACCGGGCCCTCCTCGCCCAGATCACCGCCCAAGCGGAGCTCGTGGCCACCAGCGCCTGGGATGACCTCCACAGCTACAACCGCAGCGACCTCCCCACCTTCATCGCCGCGGTCGCACCATTGCTCGACGGCACCAAGCATGCCGCCACCTCGACCGCTGCAGCGTTCTACGCCATCCACCTCGAGATCGACCCGCCATCGATCACCGCCGACGACGTCGCCGTCACCGCCCGCCTCCGAGACCCGTTCACCGCCACGTGGAGAGCGATCCGCCAGGGCCGCCCGTACCTCGACGCCATCGGCGTTGGCCGATCCGCCGCGTCGGCCGTCGCCGACAACTTCATCACCTCCACCGCCCGCAGCACCGGCGACGTGCTCGCCGAACGGACCGGCCTCGACCTTCGATGGCAACGCGTCGCCGAGCCCCGAGCCTGTCCCTGGTGCCGGGCCCGAGATGGCCAGACCTACTGGAGCGCTGACGACGCCGACTTCGGCCACACCCGCTGCCACTGCAACGTCGTGCCCACCACCGATCTCTCCTCCACCCCACGCGAGTCCGCCACGGACCGCGCCAACCGCGAGCGCCTCCAAGCCCAGGCCCGGCTCCGAGCCCAGATCCGCACCGCCGAAGCTCGCCAAGAGCAGGCGGCGATCGACCAGCTCACCGAACCAGACCCGGCCCGACGCGAGCGGCTCTCCCAGCGAGAGCAGGAGTGGGAGACCCGAGCCGAGCAGCTGCGCGAGCGGCTCGCCCGGCTCTAACCCCCGTCCGTCACGGACACCACCACCCACCCCGACAAGGGAGACCCCATGAACCCGACCGACCCCGCCTACATCAGTCCCGAGCGCCTCGAGGAGCTTCGCCGCTCGCCCGTCGTCGGCCGGTTCTTCGGCCCCGACGGCCTGCTCGTCCACGTCCGAGGCGGCGCAGGCGCAGGCGACGCCGGCGAGGGCGCCAGCGGTGCCAACGGTGGCGGCGGCGGTGATGGCGGCGAGGGAGGCACCGGTAGCGGTGCCGACGGTGCCGGCGGCGGCTCCGGACCGGGCCAGGGCGGCGCCAGCGGCGCAGAAGGCGGCGAGGGCGCCGGTGGTGGCCAGAGCGGCGCTCCGGGCGGCCAGGGCGGCTCAGGCGCTGGCGACGGCGACCACGGGTTCCCGGCGAACACGCCGATCGTGCAGATGTCGGCCGAGCAGCAGGCCGCCTACTGGAAGTTCCACGCCCAGAAGCACGAGCGGCAGTCCAAGGACAACCACGCCGAGGTCGAGCGCCTCCGACGTGAGCAGATGAGCGACAGCGATCGGCGCATCGCCGAGGCTCGTGATCAGGGCAAGGCCGAAGGCCGCGCCGAGCTGGTCCCGTCGCTCGTGCGCACCGAGATCCGCTCGCAGGTCGCGGGCCGCCTCGACGATGCCGCGCTCGGCGTGCTCCTCGAGGGCCTCGACCACACCAAGTACCTCGACGCCGCCGGCGACGTCGACACCGCCAAGGTGAAGGCCCTCGTCGAGGGCATCGCAGGCACCACCGGGCCCGGCAAGGGCCGCGGGTTCCCCGACCTCGGCCAAGGCCGTCGAGGCAGCGGCAGCACCACGCCCTCGGTGGCGTCGGGCCGCGACCTCTACGGGGAGCACCACAAGCGCAAGTCCCGGGACTAGCCCGGCCGCCCGGTCGAGCCCCCACCACCCTTCACAGAGGAGATCCCCATGCCCCGTCTCTCGGAAGAGACCTTCGGCCCGGGCGACCAGTCCTGGCTCGGGTCCACGCACGGCATCCACGAGTGCCCCAGCGCGGCCCCCGACCCGGCCCTGTTCCCCCTGACCGCCTACCCCTCCGGCGTCGTGCCGTCGGGCACGCCCGTCGGGCAGGTCACCGCGACCAAGCAGATCGGCCCCTACACCGGCGACAGCACCGACGAGGTGCAGACGATCGCCGTGACCGGGTCGCCCAGCTCCGGCACGTTCGTCGTGAGCCCGTTCGGGCTCGGCGCCACCGCGGCCTGGAACATCGGCGACACCGTCGCCCAGGTCCAGGCCAAGGTCGACGCCGTGCCCGCGCTCGTCGGGCGGGTCCTCGTCGGCGGCACCGCAGGCGCCTGGACCCTCACGGCGGTCGGCGCCTCGGCGAACGCCAACCTCGGCAACTCGGTCGTCACCTCCAAGTCGCTCACGGGCGGCTCGTCCCCGGACGTCACCGTCACCACGAACACCCAGGGCGGCGCCGACGCCAGCTCCGATGGCCGCGAGATCCTCTACGGGTTCGTGCTGTCCGACCAGAAGGTCCCGGCCGACGGCGGCTGGCCCATCTTCCGGCACGGCACCGTCAAGGTCTCGCGCCTCCCGATCCCCTTCGCCACCACGGGCCACAACACCAGCGGCTCGTTCATCTTCGAGGAGGCCTGAGCATGCTCTGGACCGACGTCATCACCCCCGCCGAGCTCACCGGCTACGCCCGTGAGTCCCTCGCCACCTACGAGGCCCGCAAGGGCACCCTCGCCCGGTGGCTGCCCAACCGCGACGTCCCGGACGTCGTGGCGCGCTTCGTGAAGGGCTCCTCCGGCCTCGTCGAGGCCGCCAAGTTCCGCGCCTACGACGCGGAGCCCGAGATCGGCCGCCGCCAGACCGGCAAGCGCGTCACGCTCGAGCTCCCCGCCCTCGGCCAGAACCTGCCCGTCACCGAGTACGAGCAGCTCCGCCTCCGCGGCGGCGACATCGGCGACGACGCCGCGCTGCGGACCATCCTCGCCACCACCGACACCGTGGTGAAGGCGGTGTCGGACGCCATCGAGCGCATGCGCGGCATCGTGCTCGCCACGGGCAAGGCGACCATCGACCAGCCGAACTTCAAGAGCGACGACGACTTCGGGCGCCCGGCCGCCCACCAGGTCGTCGCCGGCAGCCTCTGGAGCTCCACGTCGGTGTCGCGCCTCGACTTCCTCCAGACGCTCACCGACCTCTACGTCGAGGCCACCGGCGAGCAGCCCGGAGCGATCGTGCTGCCCACCCGCGTCATGCGGGCCCTCGCCGCTGGCGACGAGTTCCAGACCCAGCTCCTCAACGGCGCCGCCCGTCCCGCCACCGAGCAGCAGGTCAACGACACCGTCGTCGGGGCCAGCCTCCCGCCGCTGTTCAAGTACGACCGGCGCGTCTCGGTCAACGGCGTCACCACCCGGGTCCTGCCCGACGACACGCTGCTCATGCTCCCGGCCCCGGTCGAGACCGACGCGTGGGAGGAGACCGACCTGGGCGCCACGTTCTGGGGTCGCACCCTCACCTCCACCGACGGTGACTGGGAGATCCCCGACGGCGACCAGCCCGGCATCGTCGCCGGCGTCTACAAGAACCCGAAGCCCCCCATGGGCGTCGAGGTCATCTCCGACGCCATCGGCCTGCCGGTCCTCGCCAACGCCGACCGCTCCATCGCAGCGAAGGTGCTGTGATGACGGTCCGCCGCCTCGCCGTCAACGTCGTCGACCGCGACCCCGCCACCGGCCAGGTGGTCGTGTTCGAGGCCGGCACCGAGCCGCCGGCGTGGGCGGCGGACCGCATCACCAACCCGGACGCCTGGGCCCCGGCCGACCTCGAGCCCGAGCTCGAGACCCCGGCCGGGCCCCCGGCGCCCACTCCCCGCACGGACCCGGCCCACACCGAGGTGACCGTCGACGAGCCACCCCGCAGCGGCAAGGGCTCGGGCAAGTTGGCCTGGGCCGCCTACCTCGCCGCCCGAGGCCTCGACCCCGACGGCCTCGACCGCGACGCCATGATCGCGCTCGTCGACGACCTCGCCGAGCACGCTGGCACCGACACCTGATGGCAGCCCCGTTCGCCACGACCGACGACGTCGCCGCCATCTGGCGGCCACTCAGCGACGCCGAGGAGACGACCGCCACGGTCCTCGTCGAGGTCGCGTCGACGATCGTGCGCGAACGGTTCCCCAACATCGACGCCCGCCTCGCCGCCGGCACCCTGTCCCCGACCCTGGCACGCCAGGTCGTCGCCGGGATGGTCCGCCGCTACCTCGAGGTGCGCGGCCCCGACATCCCGATCGAGGAGCAAGCCGGCCCCTTCCGCGAGCGCTGGTCCCCGCCCCAGGCCGCCGCGCTCACCCTCACCCGGGACGACGTCGCACTCCTCACCCCGCCGACCCGTCGACGTCGCCGTACGATCCCGCTCGGCCTCGGGATCGCGCCGCCATGAACCGGGTGACGGTCACCCGGCGCCGGCGCAGCCCCGGCGGGCGCGACCAGTACGGCAGCCCCAAGCCCTCGAGCACCGCCATCGTTTCGATCCCCGGGTGCCTCGTCGCTCCTGGCGACGGCACCCGCGTCATCGAGGTGCCTGCGCGTCGAGGTCAGGTCGTCGAGCTCGTGCTCTACGCACCCCCGGGCGCCGACCTCACCGTCGACGACGAGATCTTCCACGCCGGAGACTGGTTCGACATCGCCGCACCACCACGGCCCTGGGCCGGCGAGCGCGTCGGCGGCGTCGAGGTCGATCTGGTTCGGGCCACCGGCTGATGGCCACCTTCCGCCTCGACCGCGGAGGCATCGCCCGCTGGCTCAAGTCCGCCGACGCGACCAAGGGCGTCAACCGCACGGCTGCGAAGGTCTCGGCCGAGACCCGCGCACTCACCGAGCTCCCCGTGACCGTCCGCACGTACACCACCGACCGTGCAGCTGCCGCCGTCGCGATCGCGCACCCAGCAGGCATGGCCGAACAGGCCAAGCACGGCACCCTCACCCGGGCTGCCGCAGCTGCCGGGCTACAGGTCCGATCCCGATGACCGAACCCTGGGTGTTCCCGAACCCGCGCACCGAGCTCATCGACCTCCTCGCCGGGATGACCCCGTCGCCCGTCACCGTCGGAGACCTGCCCACCACCTTTCGACCCGAGAGCCCGACCCATCTTCAGGTCGGCTGGGACGGCACCGTCACCGTCAAGCGGATGCTCGCCCAAGCGACCATCCGGATCTGCGCCTGGTCGAACGACCCCGTCGTCGCCGAAGCAGCCGCTCTCACTGCGCACGCACGACTCCTCGCCCACGACGGCACCGGCCTGATCGCGTCGATCCTCCCAGGCGTCGGGCCGCTCCCGACCCGCGACGCCAACCACACCAACGCCGAGCTCGCCTGGTTCACCGTGATCGCCACGGTCCGCCCCAGCCGGCTCACCTGACCGCCGCCCCCGACCCGGGGAGCGCACCGGCTCCACCACGCAGCCCACCCGTGATTCCGACGGAATCACCCCGGCGTCGCGCCGTGGATCACCAACCGTGTCGGCCCGACCGGCCCGGCGCACCGACCACCAAGGAGGCCCACCATGGGCGTGTTCGATCCCACCAAGGCCGAGTACTGGCCGTTCGCCGACGTCTACATCGCGCCGCTCGGTTCGCCGAAGCCGGCCAACATCTCCGCCGCATGGCCCAGCCAGTGGAAGCCCGTCGGCGCCCTCGACGGCTCCGCCGGGTTCCCGCTCGGCTACGGCCAGTCCGTCACCCCGCGGCGCGCCTGGGGCGGCTACCTGCTCCGCCTCATCCGCAAGGACGACGAGATCACCGTCGGGTTCACCTGCCTCGAAGGCCGCCGCAAGGTCGTCGAGGACCTCTGCTGGCCCGGCAGCACCGCCTCCAAGCTCAAGCTCCGCCGCCCCCAGCCGGTCCTGCTCGGTCTCGAAATGGTCGAAGGCGGCACCAAGAAGCGCATCATCGCCGCCAACTACGTCGAGGTCGACCTCGACGGATCGCCCACCGCCAAGGACGACGACGTCGTCGCCTACACCTTCAAGGCGACGTTCTTCCCCAACGCTGACGACGAGTGGGGCATCCGCCAGCCCGACTCGACCGACATCACCCTCGTGTCGCTCACCGTCGCGCCGTCCACGCTCACCGTCGCCGACGACGAGATCGGCAGGCTCACCGCGACCGCCACCTACTCGGACTCGTCGACGCTCGACGTCACGGCCTCGGCGGTGTGGACCAGCAGCGACCCGACCAAGGCGATCGTCGACCACGGCTACGTCACCGGCACCGGTGTCGGCAGCGCCGTGGTCTCGGCCGAGTTCATCGGCCAGAGCGACACCTGCGCGGTCACCGTCACCAGCTGAGCGACGCACGATCGCCGGGCTGCGAGGACCGGCTCCCCCTCGCAGCCCGGCACCGCGCCGCGTGCCGCAGGAGCCCTACACCGCCGCACCACCTGGAGTCACGATGCCCAAGGACAAGCCCGACCACGATCAGCCGAACGCGGCCGCCGCCGAAGCCACCGGCGCTCCGCTCACGTTCACGTTCGACGACGAGCAGTGGACGATCCCGCCCGGCGACTTCTGGACGCTCGACGCCGCCGACGCGTTCGCCGAGATCGCCGACAGCCGCGACAACCCCGCCCGTCTCCCCAAGTACGTGCGCCGCTTCGTCATCGCGGTCCTCGGACCCACCCAGTGGCACCGCTTCGCCGCCAAGCCGGGCCGCACCTCGGGCGACCTCAACAGCCTCTACAGCGAGATCTTCGCAGCGCTCGGGTCCAGCTCGGGGGAATGATCCGCCTCCACCTGCTGCTCCGGGACCACCCGGCCGCAGTGGAGGCCCACCTCTCCCGGTACGACCATCTCGACCTGCGCGACCTGTACACGACGCCTCCCAAGCTCACCCGCCGCCAGATCGCCATCCGGCTCCGCTGGATCCCGGACGACTCGCCCGTCGCGATCGTTGAGCGCGGCACCGACTGGACCCGCCACGACGACCTGCTCGACCGGATCCGGATGCAGACCGCAGCGCTCGTGCAGCGCCCCGAGGGCAAGCGCGTCGAGATCAAGCCGCACCCCCTGAGCCCGCACCACGAACGCAACCGGCGCCTCGACCCCGGTCTCGCGTCCGCGCTCGACCGGATCGAGCAGCTCGCCGCCGAACGCGAGCACACCGCACCCGAGGAGGTGGTCTGAATGGAGCAATGGGGCTACGCCGCCGTCCAGATCATCCCGTCGCTCAAGGGCGTCCAGGCCACCATGGACCGGGAGCTGTCGGCCATGGCCCCCGCCGTCGGTGCCAAGGCCGGCCGCAACCTCGGCGCCTCCACGCGACGTGGGTTCCGCGCTGGGCTCGGTGATCTCGGCGCCATCACCGCCCAAGCGGTCGCTGCCGGGACCGTGGCGCTCGGCGCCGGCGCCGCTGCGGCGACTGTCTACGGCGTGAAGCTCGCCGCAGCCAACGAGGTGGCCACCGTCGGGTTCGAGACCACCCTCGGCTCCGCCGGCGCCGCAAAGGACTTCCTCGAGGACCTCGCCAGCTTCGCCGCGGACACCCCGTTCGATCTGCCCAGCCTCCGAACGGCAGCATCCCGGCTGACCGCCGTCGGCCTCGAGGCCAACCGTGTGATCCCCATCATGGAGACCCTCGGCGACGCCACGTCCGGCATGGGCACCGGATCCGAAGGGATCGAGCGCGCCGTCCGGGCCCTCACGCAGATGCGCCAGAAGGGCAAGGTCCAAGCCGAGGAGATGCTCCAGCTCGCCGAGGCCGGCATCCCCGCCTGGGAGGCCCTCGCCGCGCAAATGAACGTCTCGATCGTCGAAGCCCAACGCGCGGTGACCGCCGGCACCGTGTCGGCCGACGTCGTGTTCGACGCCCTCGAGAACAAGGCGGGCCCAGCGCTCGGCCGTCTCACCGGCCTCATGGACAAGCAGTCCGAGACCCTCACCGGCCTGTGGAACACCTACCGCGACGAGGCCGGCCAGGACCTCGCCAAGTCCTTCGAGCCCACCGTCGACGAGCTCAAGGACATGCTGCCGCTGCTCACCGACGTCACCGGCGAGGTCATCGACCGCTTCGCCCCGGCGCTCGCCACCGCCGCCGGCGAAGCCGCCGACCTCCTGCCCCCGCTCGTCGACGGGCTCGGCGAGGGCCTCGAGCTGCTCGAGAAGTACGGCCCCGCAGCTGCGGGCATCACCGGCGCACTGGTGGGCCTCGGCAAGAGCTCGATCCCGTTCTTCGGCCAGTTCATCCCTGGTGGGCCCGTCGCGCTCGGGCTCGCCGGGCTGATCGCAACCACCCCAGAGGCTCGCGACGCGCTCGTGGACCTCGGTGAAGACGTGGTCCCGGTGGCGATCGAGTTCGGTGAGCGGCTGCTGCCCGTGCTCGACGATCTGCAGGAGATCGCCGGGGACGTGCTGCCGGTCGCGCTCGACACCACCGGCGTCGCGCTCGTCACCGTGCTGAACGCCGGCATGCCAGTCGTGGAGCTCGTCGGCGACCTCAGCGGTCTCCTGGCCGACCACACCGAGATCGTCCTCGGCGTCGGCATCGCCTACGGCGCCGTGAAGTTCGGGTCGTGGGTGTCGGGTCTCGAGCTCGCGTCGAGCGGCGTGGTCGTGCTCGCACGCAACACGGTGTTCCTGCGGGACTCGATCACGACCCTCGCGGCCACCCGCGGCGTCTCCACGGCCGCAGCCAGCATGCAGGTCCTCGCCGCCTCCGCCCCGAACCTGGCGATGATGGCGTCGGGGGTCCGGGACCTGGCATCGGGCATGCTCACCGTGCCCGACTGGAACAAGCGGCTCACGCCCCGCTCCACCGCCGGCCTCGACAAGATCCGCACCGGGTTCTCCAACATCGCCAAGACCTCGGTATCGGCTGGCGCCATCGCCGGCGGTGCCCTTGCAGGCATCGCGATCGGCGCGACCGCGGCCTCGTTCGCGCTCGACAAGCTCCACGAGTCCGGCCGCCGCGACGCGTCGGAGTTCCTTGCCGGTCTCGACGACGTCGACACCAGCTCCCTCGACTCGATGGCCGGTCGGTCCGCGGACATCCTGGCCGAGATCCAGCGCCTGCAGCAGCTGCAGGCCGAGGGCTCCACGAACCGGTTCGATGACGAGAAGCTCGCCGCCGAACAGGCAGCGCTCGGCGTCGAGCTCGCCGCCAACAACGTGCTGGTCGAGCGCTCGGCGGTCGGGATGCGGATGTTCCGGGACGAGACCGGGCTCACCGCCGACCAGGTCATGGCTCTGGCCGACGCTGCGGGGATCGGGCTGCCGGACGCGTTCGACGAGACGGGCGCAGCGACCCCCGAGCTGATCGCCAAGTGGGAAGAGCTCCAGTCGGCCGCGAAGATCACCGGCACCGACATGGACGAGGCGCTGCGCCTCGACCCCGAGATCCTCGCTGCGAACGTGAAGGTGATCGAGGAGGCCCAGTCGGCGGTCGCGGAGGCGTACGCCAGCTTCGGTGACGTGCTGCAGGTGACCGACGACCCGGTCGACCCCAAGCAGGTCGAGGCCGCCCGCGAAGCCGTCGCCGAGGCCGAGCGGCGTCTGCGCGAGGTACGTGACGATGGCGACGCAGCTGCGCTCGAGCAGGCCCGCAAGGACCTCGACGACGCACGCGAGTCCCTGTCGGACCTGCTGGCCACCGACTCGCCGCTCAACCCGGACAAGATCGAGGCCTTCTACCGCGACGTGCTGGCCGACACCGAGGACTTCTCGGCCGACATCCAGCGGGCCCTCGAGCTCGGCTACGACCCCGAGTACGTGACCCGCCTGATGCAGGCCGGGCCCGCCCAGGCGGGTCCGATCCTCGATCAGCTCACCGGCGACGTCGACCAGGCGTTCGTCGACATGGTCAACAACGCCGAGAACGCCATCTCGAACTTGTCGTCGTACGCGGTCGAGGCAGCGCGCCTGCAGCAGATCGCGATCACGACCACCGGTGAGGGTGGCCAGCAGATGTCCGAGGACCTCGCCACCGCCACCGCGATCTCGATCGAGATGATGAAGACCGGTGGGCTCGCCAGCATCGCAGAGCTCGCATCCGTCGCCGGGACCACTGAGGACGAGGTCGTGCGCATCGCACGCGAGTTCGGCCTGAACCTCCAGACCCTCGACGAACGCGCTCAGATGATCATCGACAAGCTGTCGCTCGGGTCCGTGCTCGCAGCGAACGCCGGCGACTACGGCGAGGGCTCGAGTGGCCGGCCCGGTCCACCACGCGCCGGGGGCGGGCCCGTGGTCCCCGGCGTGGTCTACCCGATCAACGAGTTCGGCCTGGAGGGCTTCGAGCCCGCGGTGCCCGGCGAGGTGATCCCCAACGCCGAGATGCGCCGACGTGCCGACGACGCGCGACGCCGCCCGACGGGCGGCCGCCGCTACCGAGGCGCCCGCGACGCTCCCAGCCGCCACGTCGTGGAGCTCGTCGGCGCCGGCCGGGCAGTCACCCGAGACGTCGGCCACGACTTCGTGTTCGGAGGCGACCAGTGGTGACCCTGCCCGACGACCTCCCGGTCGACGCCATGGGCTGGGAAGGGCTCCTCATCGCCCGCCGCCCCGCCACCAACCCATCGGCCGACCCGCGGCTGATCCTCGGCGACGGCATCGACGGCCTCGGCGTCACTCCGCCGAACGACGACCCGACGCCACGCGCCCAGGGAGGGGAGTGGGGCGGCCGCCACAGCCCTCGAGGGCGCCTGGTGGCCACCGACTGCACCTCCAACGACCTCGACGCCCTGTGGGACCTCGCCGAGGTCATGCAGCCGATCGAGTCCCCCCTCGACGAGCGACCCCTGTACTGGCGCGGGCTGCTCTGGGGCGATGACCCCTGGTGCGTGTTCGCCCGGCCGGTGCGCTGCGACTGGCTCACCGACGAAGAGGCCGTCGACAACGATCTGCCTGGCTTCGAGCTCGCCTGGAAGGCCACCGACCCCACCGCGTACGCCGCCGTGCCCACCCAGGCCAGTCTCGTCCCTACGGGATCACCGACCACCACCACCACGTTCCAGGCTCCGAACGAGGGCGGCTACCGGCGCTGGGCCCGACGAGCGTGGGACGTGCGCTTCACCGCACACGGCACCACCACCAACCCGCGCATCCACGTCGCCCACGACGACGGCACTTGGGAACGCTGGCAGTTCACCCTCACCCTCACCGGGGGCCAAGTCCTCACCATCCGCGAGGGCATGCCCCGGCTCAACGGCGCCCCGATCCCAGGCAAGGTCCAGGTCTCGACCAACGCCGGCGGGCCGGGCCGAGCCCGCCGCCCGCTCCGCCTTCTCCGCTCCGACGGCACCGACGGCAACAACGTCGTGACGATGTCGGTCGCCACCGGCGCCTTCTCCGGGTTCTGCGATGTGCGGAGCACCCGCTGATGCCCGAGCTCGAGGGGCCCGCTGTTGATCCCACGATGCGCCGCCCGGCTCGCACCTGGTGGCGGTCGTCGGACCTGGCCGAGCCGATCCCGCCTGCGCCGGCCCCAACCTGGGCGATCGACCCCGGAGCGGACGCTCCAGTGATCGAGGTGGTGCTCGGCCGCGCGATCACCCGAGAGGTGATCGGCTCGATCGAGACCGCCGTCGTGGAGGACTGGGTCGACGACGTCGAGTTCCTCGTGACCCAGACGGCGTCGATCCGGGCGTCGTCGTGGGATCCGATCTGGCCGCTGGCCGGCACCTTGATCGGGATCTCCGCCGACGGGCACCCCGTGTACGAGTGGGACCCGAAGGGGTTCATCGTCTGGATCGAGGTCGACGGGGCCGCGGTGTGGACCGGGATGTTCAGGTCACCGATCAACATCGGCGGCGGCACCATGGTGCTGCCGGCGGTCGACCCGGGAGCGATCTGCGCCGAGCGGATCCTGGGCCGGCCCGAGCAGCTCGACCTCCTCGAGGACCGGGGCTCGTTCGAGCAGTACTCGTCGGTGGGCGACATGATCGCCGATGGCTGGCAGTTCGACGAGGGCGTGACGCCGTCGCTGGTAACGACCGACGCGGTGCGGGGCACGAAGGCCCTGCGCGTGACCGGCAAGGGCTGGTGGTCGTCGCCGAAGGTCACCCTCGAGGGCGCCGACGGGTACGGCCGCACCGTCGAGGGCGCGTGCTTCGCCCGCTTCAACGACGCGATCGAGCCGAACACCGAGGTGGTCCGCACCCGAGCGGTCCGGATCGGGAACTCGGCCGAGGACGTCACCTACCGGAACAACCGGGCCGGCGGCCGCCCCGGCGCCGAGTCCGGCTGGTCCGACGGCCCGATCACCTCCGGAGCTCGGATGCAGCCCGTGGTGGCGTCGCACCGCTGCTGGGTCCAGGGCCGCTCCTACACCGGCTTCTCGACCGACTACGACCTCGTGACGCTCCGCCAGGGTGTCACCACCGGCGCCCCTCCCGGATCGACCCAGGACCTCTCCTGGTACTTCGAGCGGGTCTGGCGCGACCTGAACGCCCGGTCGCTCGGCGGCTCCCCGACCGGACTGTCCGTGCGGGCCACCGACTGCGGCACCACGGCGACCGGGAAGCGCTGGGCGCACAACCAGCGCACGAAGGTCGGCGACGTCCTCGCCATGATCCTCGAGCGCGACGGCGCACCCGAGGCCCGCATCACGCCCGGCTGGTGGATCGAGGTCGGACCGCGCCTGGGCGCCGACCGGACCGACCTAGCCATCACCACCCACGACCTCGTCGACCCCGGCTGGCAGGTCGACCCCGGCGCCCAGGTCGACGACTACGTGGTCGACACCGGCATCGGTTCCGGGACGTCGTGGGTGTCGGTCACCGTGTCCCAACCCGAGGTCTCGGACCGTCACCGGATCATCGCCCTCGTCACCGCCCCACCGGACCGGACCCTCAACGAGCTGCAGAAGTGGGCCGACGCCCACGCCCGCGCCGCGGCCCGGATCCACATCACCAAGACCGCCGTCGTGCCGTGGGAGCTCGGCATGGCGATCGACGCCGGCGACACGATCCCGGTCGTCGACCACGACGGCCACCTCGGCCTCGATCGCACCATGCGCGTCGTCGCCCGCCGGCCGCTCCCCACCAAGATGCTCGTCGAGCTCGGCCTCGGCGCCACCGATGCCTGAGACCCGCCCCCGTTCCTTCGGCGACGCCCAAGGACACGCTCGCACACGCACCGTCGTCGGGGCGTCGGCCGGCGCCGGGATCGCCGCCTCGCTCGAGCGCCTCGCAGCGAACGTGGGCGACGCCACCCGCGCCGCCGCCAAGAAGGCCTACCCGGAGATCCAGGAGCTGACCGGCTCCTCGGAGTTCTCCGGGCTCACGACCGGCACCTCGGGCGAGACCATGGCCACGTTCACCATCCCCGCACTCGGGAAGTGGCAGCTGCTCGTGCTCGACGCCTACGCCGAGTTCTCCGCACCGACGGGCGGCGTCGACCACATCATCCCGATGGACGTCCGGTTCCGGCTCGCTGGCACGTCGGACCTCCTCGGCCGGACGTCGCAGCGGCTCCTCATCCCCGCCGGCGGCGCAGCCCTCGCTCTGCCGCAGCCGATCGGGATGCACACCTTCGACGACGAGGACCTCTTCGACGTCGAGATCCAGTTCTCCTCGCCTGCCAGCGACGGTTCCACTTCGGGCGTCGACGGCTACGTGACCTACCGGGCGGACTGGATCCGCCCGGTGTCGTTCTGACCACCTCGCAACCTCGGAGGCCCGCCATGGCGATCACCCGCTTCACCTTCCGCGCCGCTCGTGGCCACCTCGACACGTTCGACGGCACCGAGCTCGGCTGGCTGATCCTCGATCCCGATGGTGCAGCCGCGGCCGCCCCGTCGATGGCCACCGTCGCCGACCTGACCGGCGAGCTCTCGACCGACGACGCCCCCGACTACGAGCGCGGCACGATCGCCGTCGTGTGGGACGCCGAGCTCGGCCTGCTCAAGCGCGACCCCGAGGCGGCCGTCCCGGCCACCGACACGACCGGTGGCACCCCTCGAGCGGTCGTGTTCTACGCAGAGGGAGCGACCGAAGAGGACTCGGAGCTCGTCGCGATGCTCCCCGTGCCCGAGGGCCCCGGGTACGCCGACTGGGACATCGACCCCGCTGCCGGGATCGCCGTGGCCGACGACGAGGCAGACTTCACGCTCGACGAGCTGGCCGACGTCGACACCTCGACCGATGCACCGACCAACGGTCAGGCCCTCGTGTGGGTCGCAGCCGACGAGAAGTGGAAGCCAGGCGACGTGGCTGGCGCTGGCGGCAGCGGCCCGATCGTCGACGTGTTCCTCGCCGACACCGACATGGCGGGCGGTGCGTTCACCGAGGTGACCCTGTTCGGAGCTACCGACCCGATCGCCCGCTCGTTCCTCGAGGACCTCGACGTGCTCGTCGTCGATGGCGACGATCTTGGGCTCTGGACGATCACCGCGTCGGGCCCGTGCACCGCTGGTGCTGGGCTCGTGATCGGCGAGACCGTCACATCGCGCAACGGGTACTCGGGTGTCCCGTGGACCCTCGATGGGACGACGATCGCAGCGGTGCGGGTGGCGGTGACGCCCGAGGAGTTCGCGGCGCTCGCAGAAGAGGGTGACGAGCTCGTCGACGAGGCGGCGCTGCTCGCCGACCTCGAGGCCACGGCGTCGGCCAGGCCGGCACCCACGATGTGGGCGCTGTGCGGATCCGATGGCGCAGGTCACTGGTACTGCCCGACCCTGCCGCCTGTGCCGACCACCGAGCTGATCATCGAGGCGTGGGCGTGCGGCGTCGAGGGCGACGGCACCAGCACGATGTTCCAAGAGCACTACTCGATCCCGCAGGACTCGGGCGGCGTCGCGAACACCGGTGGCGTGTGGGATTGGGCCGAGTTGGCCCAGTGGCTGTTCGTGGGCCGCATGGTCGACTACTGGGAGTGGACCTCCGACGGCGGCTCGTCGGAATGGCACTCTGACGGCCGCTCGGTGCTGCCCCCGATCACCCGGTCGATCCCGCCGACGGCGTGGGTCCGGCGCCGCGTGAAGATGGACCTCACCACCGGCGTGATCCTGCTGCAGCACGAGTCGACCTCGTTCTGGGACGAGGAGGACGCCGGCACCCGCTGGCGCACCACCTGCACCTACGACACCGGCGACCCGATCGTGCTGGAGTCGTACACGGCGGTCGAGCAGTGGGTGGGCCGGGGCGAGGGCCTGTTCCGCATCGCCCGCGTTCGCCGCTGGGACGACGGCGTGCTCGTCGTCGACTTCGACCCGTCGACCGCAGCGGACGGGGCGACCACCATCGACGACGCCGTGCTCGAGTCGGCGCCCGGAACCCCCGCTGTGTGGACCGCCCGTCTCGACGCCGCCGTCGAGGCAGCGCCCGCGTCTGACCCGGTCCCGGCCGGGCGGACGCTCGCCGGCCTCGACCTCACCGCCGACCGCTCGGCATCGGATCTTCGCACTGCGATCGGTACTGGCCGGTACCTGCCGCCGGCGATCATCGCTGCCGCTGGGTGGCGCGGCTACTCGTCGGGTTCTGCGCCGGCACCGGCGCAGAGCTCGGCCCGCTGGTTCGCGTCGTACGTCGATCTCTCCCGCACCGCCACCGGCGGCTGGATCGAGTGGGAGAGCTGGTTCGACGCCGGCACCTGGACCCTGCGCGGGTTCTACGACCGACTCGCCGGCAACGGCGTGTGCACGATCTCGATTGATGGCGTCGACGTCGGCACGTTCGACCAGTGGAACTCGACCACCCTCGTCGGCCAGTCCGCCGACCTGACCGGGATCACGATCGCCACCTCCGGGCTCTACCTGATCCGCTCGACCGTGACCGCCGGCGGCAACGGCGTGTCGACCAACGCCTCGCAGCGGTGGTCCGCGTTCCAACCCATCCGCACCGCCTGAGGAGGCCCCCACCATGCCCGCTGTCTCGATCCCAGGAGACCCCCAGCAGGCGACCGTCGTCGACCCCGGCGTGCCGCCCACCCCGCTCGACGATCCGGCGATGGCCGCCGCGATCCTCAGCGTCGCCGCCGGCCTCATCGACCGCGCCGGCGACCTCTGGGACGCCCTCGCCGAGATCGACCCGGCGAACGACGCCCGCCCCGCGATCGAGGTCGTGACCGACGTCGCGCTGACCGCGGTACTCACCCTCGACCCGCTCGTCTGAACCTCAGCTTCACCCTCAACGTCAACCTGACCCTTGGAGGTCGCCATGAACATGTCCACCGAGCCGATCCGGCTCCCCGCCCTCATCATCGCCACCGTGATCGTCGTGCTGGCGATCATCATCGCGGTCGTGCTCGGCCTCGAGCTCGACGAGGCCCTGATCCTCGTCCTCGGAGCGTTCACGGCGTCGGGTGCGCTCGTGGCCAACGCGGAGACCAAGCGCGCCTTCACCGACTCGCCCGCCACGGTCGAGCGCCGCCTCAGCGACCTCGCCGGGTACCGGCTCCCCGAAGACGAGCGGTCGGGCTGCAGCGACCTGGAGGCCTGACCGTCGTGGCGACGGTCTCCCGGGCCCAGCTCGTCTCCCGGCACGGCTGGGGGGCGGTCTACCCCGACCCCATGGCATCGGAGCGTTGGACCGGCTGGCCCGACCGCATGCTGGGTCGCCGCCGTCACGCCCAGGCGCGCCGCTTGCGCCGAAGCATCGCAGGGGCGGTCCGATGACCGGGCTCGCAATCCGCCGGCGCGGTCGCGCGCTGTGGCTTCCCGACGTGTTGCGCGACGCCGGGCTGCCTGTGCAGGTCGTGCCGGAGTTCGCCGTCGCCGGCAAGGACCCGAACGAGTGGCTGGCGATCGTCGACCACCACGACGCCTCCAACCGGCGCGCCGGCAACCTCGGTGCTCTCGAGACCGTGCGACGCGGCCGCCCCGACGTCCCGGGCCCGCTCGCCAACCTCACCCTCACCCGTGACGGGGTCCACATCTGCGTCGCCTCAGGCGCAGCCAACCACCCCGGCGTCTCCTACCTCCCCCACCGCGGCGGGATCAGCTCGGGCGTGAAGTACTGGGCCCTCGGTCGAGAGATCGCGCTCGACGGAATCGGCGAGCCGTTCCCCGTCGGCGGCCGCCAGTACGAGGCGATGATCCAAGGGAACGCAGCGATCTGCATCTACCTCGGCCTGCAGCCCGGCACCGACCTCTGGGACCACAAGTCGATCTGCCGACCCGCCGGGCGCAAGATCGACGTGCGCCCCTACGACCTCACCCAAGGTCGAGCCCGATGCGCACGCCGGATGACCGGCACGCCGGCGGCCAGCCCGACCAACCCCACCACCGTCCCCACGGAGGATCCCGACATGGCACTCGCGTACCGTTTCCCCGACCGCAAGGTGTGGCTCTGCACCGGTACCCACCGCGAGCACATCACCTCCACCCGCGCCCTCGAGCAGCGGGCCATCGTCGGGCTGGTCGCCCCCGTCCCGGCCGACGACCCCAATCGCGAGACCCAGTGGATCCGCCGCGCCCCCGCCGCCGCGATCCCGATCCTCACCGAGCTCGAGATCGTCGGCGCCCGGGCGCCGGCCCCCTGAACCGATGACCACGCCGAG